GCACCTCCTGCTAATCCAGTAATCTGCGAGGTGGATAGGTGCTCAGGACGGAGACCTAATGCTGGGAATCCGTTGAGCTGGAGGGAGACTAAATGACTTAGTGCCATATCATTTTTAGTTTAGGTACGCCTTCCCGCTGAATGGGTCGACGAAGGTTATGGTTAGGGTGTTTAAGGAGTTATATTGGAGGTCTCCAATAACAACATTTTCTGTGGAATCAACAACGACAGCCACTGGCTTCTTGCCTAGATTGTGCGTTATGACCCATACCGCCGATGGCATATTTTGCTCATAGACAAAGTGAGCATCTCCGCCGCCTCCAGTGACGCCCTTGACGGACATAGAGGTAGTGGGCCTTGGTATGACAATAGTATTCTGTAGCGTCGGTTGTTTGACGCTTACATTGATTTGTTCACCGCTATTTATGGATATATCGCTCATATCGTAACGTCCTCATTTACTTTGAATATACCATAGAGCCACGTCTTCACGGCGCCGGCGTTGGTGCTCTGTAGGTCATATACATATAAACCCCCTTCGATACCCGCCATAGTTGCGGGGGGCGCGGTGATGGTTAGTACACCTAAGTTGGTGCCGTTGTAGGTGAATAAGCTATCCTCGACGATTGCTGATGCCGAAGTGTCGGTCTCCCTTACGTCGAGCTTCCAGGTGTATCCGGTCAGGTTTATCACCACGCCGGCATCGTCCTTGAACGTAAGCTCAAGACGGAATGAGTCCCCCTTGCGACAGGTAATATCGACTCTTTGTGCTGTATCTAGATTAATCTGGGCTGCCATAGTGCAAATATACCAACTTATTGATTGCCAAGAATTTGAGACATCAGGTCCTGCTGCTCGTCGGTTAGCTCGCCTCGCTCGCCCTTACGCTGTGATATCAGCTTGGATTGCTCGACGGCCTGCTTCTTAACGCGGGAGTCCTTGGCCTGCTCACGCTGACCTTCTACGTTCATACGGAAATCACGCTCCTCTTGGTTTACCGCCATACGGGATTCACCCTCAGCCTTGGCGAGTTCTATCTTAAGTTGGTATTCCCGCTCAAGCAACTGCATCTTAATCTGAGACTCTAGGTTTAACCTCTGCATCTCAAGCTGTGACTTAACTTCCTCGGTCTGCGCCGCAGCCTGCGCGGACGCCTGAACCGATTGCTGGTTCATCTGCGACTGCATCTGGCTGTTCTGTGCGGCGATGTCTTGCTTTTGCTTGATACGCTTCTTACGGCGTACCACAAGTAGCTGCTCGGCTTGGTCGACGTCCTTGAGCCTACGGATGGACATAGCGTCCTCTAGGTCAATCTCTCCCTGCCCCAGCGACTGCTGGATGTTAGCCTCAAGATACATCTTATCGGAATCCGACATCTCAGGTACCACACGCACACCGAAGTTATACATAGGTAGGTCGCGGAATGATGCCAGTACATCCATATTGGATTTACCGATGGCGTTCTCGTACACGCGGTATATCACGGACTGAGGCGGCATAATCTGCATACACTTCACTATGTACTCCACCACCTTCTTGTACAGCATCATAGATGCGTGGGTGATGTCGTACGTTGCGTTGTTGGATGCCTCGATGGCCTGCTGGCGTACACCAACCAATGCGTCACCCTTGGGGGTGGATGCGTCGACGACCTCGTTGATACCGGTGGCGTCGCGAATCATACGCAGATAGTGGTTATATATACCCACGTATGACTCAATGTTACGGATGGCGTTGCCAATCTCGCGAATCGGTGGGTTCTGGAAGCCTCCCTCTGGGTTTTTGGAGCGGTAGTAGAATATACCCGTCTGTTCGTAGATATCTTGTATCTCAAGCGGTTGGAGGTCTCCTCCCTGTCCTAGCTGTACGTTCTCGAGTCCCTCGATATCGATGATAAGCCCGTCCGGCTTAGCCTTGGCTACGGACTGCTGAATCTTCAGGTGGGTAATCTGCAACTGGTCGGCGAATCCTACGATGCCGCTAACCATAGACTTAGGAATCATCCGGCGCATATTCACGGCCACGGCGCTGTACGACAGGCGTGTCCTTGTGATATCGTGGATGTTACGGGGCTGGTTGTGCTTCATCCCATACCCGTATAGCTTGTCGGTTCCCACGATGAAGCTGCCCCCGTATAGGGTGACGAACGACATACGCGTGGGCTTGCGGTCGAATACGCTCTCCTTGGGTGGCTGATATGCCATACCCTTATAGTAGAAGCCTACGTTGCCGAAGCGTGATTCCTTGGACTCATAGAACACATCGTCAACGGATAGGAACTCGAAGTCCATAACCTCCACGATGTATTCGTCGTATCCGAAGATGGTACGTTGAAGGTTTCTATCGTAGTATGAGTGAGATAGCTTGTTGGGGTCGTTGGCGTACTTATTCTGTACGTTACGTGCCATCTGCGTGTATTCTTCCTCGGTGAACTCATCGCCGGCGAGGCGTCGTAGCTCAGAGATAGTCAGTCGCTTAACGTGACCCGCGTAGGTCAGGTCATTCATCAGGGGGTCCTCGGTGTACGAGTGGATGAAGTATGCGGGGTCAACGTATTTAGCGACTAGACCATAGTTGGGGTCGTAATCGGTCTTAGTGACTCCCATACCCACCGATACTAGGTCGGTGACGGCACGGCGGTGGATGGTGTGGTTGTATTCGTTCCACTCTAGCGTTAGGTTGGCGGCAATCTGCGCGGCAATCTCAGCGTTGGTCTTGACGTTGGAGGCAAGGAAGATTTCAGCCTCCTCGGGGGTGTCGGGAATCTGCTCTAGGTTAGTCCCGATATCGAGTCCAGCCATCTGAGCCTGCTGGAGCATATCCTTATTGTCGACGTTAAACTTTACCTCCGCCTTCTTGCGCTCCTTCTCTGTGATACTAAGTGGGTCGATTGCTTCGACGTTGGGGTATGGGTTCTTAGATAGAATCTTATTGACGACAATCTTAACGAACTTAGGGATGATGGGTACCGGTGACCAGTCAATGTTCAACAGTGTACCGTCGCCATTGTTGGGGTCAAGCGAGTTTAGAATCTGTTTGTATATCTTAGTATCCTGCGTTCCGTTAGCGTAGTCGCGGTATCGTTCAAACTCATCGAGGCGACGCCTAAAAATACTTCCGTGGTCATCCGTATGACCCCACTGCGACTCGATGGCCCTAGCGTACTTAAGCCCATAGGACTTAGCCGACTTTGCCTCGGTAGATGCTAACGGGTCAGGGAAGTTACCCTGCTTATTATTTTTTTCCATACCTATTGTTTGTCCCCAGTTTATATGCAAATATACCCAATAATATGTTGTCGCCTAACGACTTACATCCTTGAATCTTCTGAGGAATACTTTGCTCGACATATCAGACGTCTTCCGCTCCTGTTTTACCTTCTGGGCGGCAAGCAATGCGAGACCTGAACTGATGGTTAAGTCAAACTTAGTCCTGTCGTCGATGCGGTATCCTATCCAGTCCTCCAGTGTTCTATCGAGGTACATCCTCCCATAATCACCGCTCTCTGAGTCCATACCCACGTGTTCGTGAATATACGCCTCAATAGCTTGCGCGTGGGACTGTATCACGTCCTGTGAGTTGGATGGTATACCCTTGGTCTTTACGTTGGAGTGTGAGCCCGGAGCCTTCAGGTGTTCGGGTCTATCCATAATATATCCATCGTAACCCCTTGATTCGAAATATCTTACTATCCCGTATTTGTTATTCTCAATAAGTAGCGAATAACCGTAGAATACCGCCGCCATAAGTATATCCTCGTAGAATATACGCGCGAGCGGTGGTCGGTTAGCATATTCGGCCACGAACATATTCGATGGGAAGCTCATATTGAACTTGTTGTATATATGGCAGGCGCCCTTGGACCCTCTGCCGTCCATCGTATTATCGATGTCATAGGAGTCAACGCCTCCGGTGCCTATGTGGTCGTTACCGGGGTATATCTTCCCCTGCTCCTTACGTTGATTGTTTCTCACCTCGTCGGGCGGAAGCCAGGCCACGGTCCACCTTCCGTTATCGTCGGGGTTCCATAGCACCTTAGTATCCGGCTTGCCGTCCTCCCACACGAAGTTACCCTTGATGACTGGGGATGGGTACATCTCCCTGTTATGCTGCAACTGTTCGTATATCCTCCCCACGTTGAAGTGCGATGACTTGGTGGAGTCGCGGAACGCTTCCTCCTCGCTCCACGGGAACTGGCGTATCACCTCATTGAGCTCATAGGGGTCGTGCATCAGCGCTTTGCGCTCGTTCGATAGGAACGTCTTAGCGCCGATTGATGTGACGTCGCCGTCCATAGTAAGCTCGGGCTCCTTGGGGTCCTCGATGATTGGCATACCATAGATATCGAAGAAACCCTCAAGCGCCTCGTATGATGGGATGAACAGTTTATATAGCCCGCTCTTTGTCCTCCCGTTCTCGTTGCGGCGCGTGGGGTCGGAGTCATAGTATAGCTTCCTGTAGTTGGCGCCCCCCTTATCCAGCGGGTTTACCGTGGAGCCCACCATAGCCTTGCCTACTATTTTCTTACCTACCAGAAGACACGTGCGGTGCACCCTCCAGACCTCGTTTATATCCAACGGGTTCTCCCACTTACCGGCCTCATCGAGGTATAGGTAGTGCAGCTTCTCACCGTCATAGGCGTTGGCGACGGAGTTCTTCCAGTTAATAATAGTATCTAGCGCCTCGG